GTATATTCCCGCGAAGACGACGAAGCCGAAATGTTGCTACTTGCTCAGGCCGCGCTTGAAGAAATGTTTTTGCAGAACATCGTTGACCAATACGACGATTGATTTTTTTGACATCGCCGCCTCGGCATGAGCGACGTCATAGAAGCAGTCTCCATCATATCAGTCGGTGAGGCCAAAGGCCACGGACTCTACGTGGACGCGCAGACATTGCGTGAGGTTAAGGCGTGCGCGGAGACCTACGCTGGCGGAGTCAAAGTCAATTTGGATCACGGTGCGGGCATCAAAGACATCATCGGCTTTGTCGATAACTTCCGCATCGTCGGAGAAAAACTCCTCGGAGATTTGAACCTCCTGCAAAACGCAGACCGGCGCGCCTACGTTTTGGAAATCGCCGAGAAACTCCCCGACACATTCGGCATCTCGATCGCATTCAGCGGGCCTGTGCGGGACATCGGCGGCAAAAGTTTTGCATCGTGCGAAGAACTCTATTCTGCCGATTTGGTGCAGACACCCGCAGCAAATCCCACCGGCCTATTCAGCTTCGAAGCGAAGCCAGTTGACAAAATTTCCAAGCAAATGGAAGACACACCCGAAATCGACCCCAAAGAAGACGAAGTGAGCATTGCCGACATCGTCTCCCGTCTCAGCGCCCTTGAATCCGCCTTTGGCGATTACAAGAAGGCAATGGAAGCCGCTCCCGAAGAGCAAAAGGAAGAGATGAAGGAAGAGCCAATGAAGGATTCTGAAATGGCCAAGCTCGAAGCCAAACTCGACACCATCATTTCCAACTTTGGCGCAGCTCCCATGAAGGCATCCGCTCCCGCCGAAGTCCCTGCCGAAGTCAAATTTGATCTGAAGAATTTGATCGAAGCGAAAACCGCTGAACTCGGCTCCAAGACCGCCGCAATAAAATTCGCCATGTCGAATCACCCCGCTGAATACATCGCCCTTCGCGACTCCAACCAACTCCACAACCTCTAATCACCCACCACCATGGCATCCCAAACTGACATCCCATTCCGTTCTTTCACATTCGCGTCCGCGCTCTCAGGCAACACGCTCGTTCGTTGCTCCGGCGACAACGCAGCCGCCGCACTCGTAACCGCCTCCGAAGTCATCGGCGTCCTTCAAGACGACGTTGCTGCCGCTGGCGTTGGCGAAGTGAAACTTTTTAAGGCAACTCAATTCGGAATCGTTTCGCCTGGTCCCGTGACCGCTGGCAATTCGGTTTTCGCCACAACCGGCGGCGTGATTGTCGGAACGCTCGTCACCTCTGGCGTGACTCTCGGCACCGCAATCAACTCCGGCGTAACCGGCGACATCATCGAGTACGCAGTACGACTCTGAGCATTTGACCGAAACACTCAACTAACTAACTACTATGTCACTCACCACTACCACAATTCGCGGAGACATCGCACAGGCCGTTTACGAGGGCCGCTCGAACAAGCAAAACCTCTTCATTGGCGCCGAAGTCATGCCGATCTACGTTGCAGACGTTCGCTCTGGCGAGTATCTGAAAATCAACCTGGGCGCATCTGAGGCACTTAACGACGACGCGACCAAGATCGCCGCTGGCTCTGCATATCCCCGCGTTGGCCGCAAGTTCACATCCGATACATTCGCCACTACCGAGTACGGTCTTGAGGAAGTCCTCCCCGACGCAACTCAGCGCGACCTCGCCCGCTTCCTCGACGTGGAAGTCGCCGTTGCCGACATGCTCCTTAGCCAGATTCAAATTGGCCACGAGCTTCGCGTTGCCTCGCTCACCTACGCAGCGAACGGCATCACAGCCATCTCCGCCGCCGGTGCAACCGCCGCCTACACCGAAGCCAACATCACAACCTTCGATCTCGCAGCCGACGTTGCCGCAGGCAAGTTGGAACTCGCCAAGTATGGCGTGCTCCCAAACACGCTTGTCATGTCCGCAGTCCTCTTCGAGCGCGTCCGCCGCTCAACTAAGGTTCAAAACCAGATGTTCGGCGTAGTCGCCACGAACTCCACCCGCCTCCTCTCCGAGCAAGAAGTTGCTCAGGCCGTGGGCGTGGAAAAAGTCCTCGTGGGCCGCGCTCCTCGCAACACTGCCAAGAAGGGTCAAACCTACGCAGGCGGATTCGTCTGGGGTGACAGCTACCTTGCACTCGCTAACACAGTTGGCGGTGAATTCGCAGCCGGTGGATTCGGCCGTACGATCCTCTGGGGCGCTGATTCTCCAGTGCCTTTCGTCTCCGAGACCTACCGCGACGAAACCCGCCGCTCGAACATCCTCCGCGTGCGTCAGCACGTATCCGAGAAAGTTGTCGACGGCTCCTCGATCATCCGCATCACGACCGGCCTGTAAAAGATCACGGTTCGACATCAAACCCGCTCTCACAAGGAGCGGGTTTTTTGCTGCACTTTTGACATCGCGCCCAGTGCAGAAACATGAACCAAAAAAATTGCCTTGTCGCAGGCTTAATTTGCGGCAACGAAGCCGAGCGCATCGAGCGTTGCGTCCGATCCCTGCAAAAAATCTGTGATGATGTCGTCATCATCCGCGCAGTCGGAGCACTCGAACCCGACGCGACTCTCGACATTGCAAAGAGCCTCGGCTGCCACGTCGGAGAATATCGCAACTCACCACTCTGCCGCCATTGGCCGCACCTCGACGACTTCGCCGCCGCGCGAAATGTGGCATTTGAAAAAGCCTATGATCTGACCGGCGAAGGCGGCTGGGTTATGTGGGCAGACTGTGACGACGTTCTCCAAGACAACATGGTTGAGCCTACGCTGAAGGCTCTCCGCGACTGTCCGGCAGAGTGTGACTGGATACTCAGCGACTACGTCATCCCCGAACAACACAAGCGCGCACCGCGAGAGCGGTTCTTCCGCTACCGCACCGGCTACTGGTGGCGGGCGGTGCATGAGAACGTCCACCCGACAAAGACGATCAAGATTTACATGCGGCGGGATCTCGAAATCCACCACATGCCGCCGCTCGGCCAGCGCAAGAGCAACGACCGCAACCAGCGAATCTTGGAATGGCAGGATCAATTCGCACCGCATTGGAAGTTCTATCTCCACTACGAAAAAATGATTACCGGACAGCGAGACCTATCTTTGCGCTACGGTGCGGAAGCCATCGCAATGAAGGATCTGGATCTCGTCCACAAGTACGAAACGCTCATGAACATGAGCAACATGACGGACGGAGAATCGTCGCTCCGCTTTGCTCAGGCCGCGCGCAAACTCGACCCCGCGCGCCGCGAAGCCGTTGCGCTGGAAGCGTCCATTCTCCTCGACGAAGGCAAGCCGGTTGAGTCTCTCGCGCTTCTCGACGAAATGGAGAAGATACCCGTCCCATCCTTCACGCAGTGGACGCACAAGGCTGAGTATTACGGCGTCAAAGCCAAGCGACTCCGCGCTTGGGCACTCAGGCTGGCAGGCCGGAAGGAGGAGGCATTCAACCTTGAAATGAAGGTTCTCAATGATGCACCGCGCCCGCGCATCTCACTCCTGCACGCCACGCGCGGGAGGCCATTGCAAGCGGTTCAGAACATGAACCTATGGCTCTCACGGGCGAACAAGCCTGAGCGCGTTGAACACATCTTTGCGGTCGATTCAGACGACGCCTCCGCAGCCGTCCTGCAACGCTTCTGCGGGAGGCGTTGCAGGACGGACGGCGGATCTGTCGGAGCGTGGAATCTGGCTGCCAGTGTGAGCACCGGTGACATCCTCGTGCAATTCTCCGACGACTTCGAATGCCCGCCTGGCTGGGATGACATGATCGAGAGCCGCTTGGACATTAATGCCGAGAAGGTTCTCCGCATATCGGATGGATACCGCACCGACGAACTTCTGCCGATGGCGATTTGCACACGGAAATTTTATGGCAAACACGGACTCTTCCACCCCGATTTCAAAAACCAATTCTCGGACGCAGAGTTCACCATTCGTGCCGAGAAAGCGGGCGCGATTGTGGACGCTCGTGAGGTTGTTTTCGTTCATCACCACCCGGCTTTTGAGCCAATTCCAAAGGACGCTACGCACGAGCGATGCAGCGATCCCATCGAACGCGAACGCGCAAAGAAAATCTTTGAAACACTAACCAAAAACATAACAAATCCATGAAAAAAATCAGCCTACTACACGCAACACGAAACACACCCGACCGCGCCCTAGCCACGAAACAGACATGGTTTGAGCGAGCGACAAATCTTGATAACGTCGAACACATTTTCGGCATACAGGAGGACGATAAAGAGTCATATTTTGCATTCGGAAATGAAGACTTTGCCAGCAGCAGCGTCATCCCACCCGATTGGGCATCCTCCAGCGTTGCGAATTGGAACGCAGCAGCCGCGACCTCATCCGGCGACATCCTCGTAGTCATTGCCGACGATCTCACACCGCCGCAAGGCTGGGATGAAGAGCTGCAAAAACTCCCCGCAGGCAGTGAAGAGTGGGCATGTTACGTTCCCGACTCGCTCCGTGAAGACGGCCTCATGTGCCATCCGGTTCTCTCGCGTGCG